CCCAAACTCTTTAGTTTTTTAGCTAGTTCGTAGTTCATAATTAAGAGTGTTGATAATTATGTTCTGATTCTTCTTGTGAAGGTGCATTCTCTACTTCTTGGACATACTTAGGCTTTACTCTCTCGGTAACAATAGCTCCGTTAGCGGTGGCAAATGATGAGGCAACTGAACAAGCATTTCTTAATGCTGTTTTCAAGACTAACATAGGATCTCTTACCCAATCTTCTATTACAAATCCACTCGGTGCGGTGGCAATTATCTGATTATAGATTGATAGCAAAGGTCTTTTTAGGATATAGTCATTAGGTAGAGATTCTGAAATTTCTTTAAAAGCTAGTCCAGCACCTTTCACCACACCTCCTTGGAAGGCTACTCTGACAGCATTTACCGCATCTTCGGCTTTATCATTCAGTCTCTTTCTTTCAATATCTGAATGTGATCCAACTTTTAAGATCGCAAAACCTTTAGTAAGTTGGGCAATCCTTAGTTTTAGATTTTTCTTTTCAAATTCAGATTTAGAACCATTGAGATAATCTTCGATTTCTTTTACCCTTTTCTCAATTTTCTCTGTTATCTCATCTTTAGCAGTGAAAATAGCAGAATACCTACCAGCCACCAGTTTTTCTACATAACCCAAATCAGTTATTTGTATATCTTCTATGTTATAAGTCTCATCATGATAAAAAGTACCCCCGAATACAGCCTCCATATCTTTCATTATTTCATTTTGGTCAGTATATGGTGCATTGACAGGATAAACCTTTATTCTTGATTCTTTGATGTTATAAAGACAGGTTTTTATAGCTTCTGATGAAAAACCTCTGGCTACAACAATTAGATTGATCGGTTTGTTGAGCTGATTCAACTGATTGAATAGGTTAGTAAACACGCCCAAATCCTTTAGAACCACATTAGTCATGGCGATCAAACACTTTTCAACTTCTAGTGTCTGCTTTTCTTGGTTATTCATTATCATAGAAGTACCGAATCCATTATCAATCTTTATCCCTTTGACAAACTCAACCGAGCAAGTCTTTTCGGCTGTTTCTTCTGCCAAGATTATTCCATTTTCTCCTAGTTTAAACTGTGTTTGACCGATCAATTGACCTAATTCTTTATCCTCTACTGCAACCATAGCTGAATTTATTAAATCGTCCTCGGTTTCAATCTTTTCAACCATAGCTTCCAGTTTTTCTGTTATTTCCACTCGCTCATTTTCAATTTTCCTAATAAGTTCTGATGGTGTTATCTTACCCATCGATCCTTTTTCAGAATCAGGTAGCAATTTAACACTTTCTTTTAAAATAGCTTGAGCGAGAGTAATAGCGGTAGTCGTACCATCACCGACTTCATCATTAGTCTTGACTGAGGCTTCTTTGAGGGTAGAAGCACCCATATTCTCTATTTCGTCTTTTAGCTCGACTTCTCTAGCAATAGTTACACCATCGTTAGTAACCTTTCTCCCTTTTTCAAGAAAGACATTTTGACCAAAAGGACCAAGAGTAGACTTGACCAAATCTGCTACCACATCAGCACCTTTGATTAACTTATTTCTAGCTTTTGATCCACTTTCAACTATTTTCATGTTTGTTTCCTCTGTCCTGTACCCACCTAACAAGGAGATACAGGGCAGAAAATGTTAGGTTAATAATCCCATTATATCACGTTATTTATTTAAAATCTAAGGTCTAGCCTACCTGTGGATAACGAAATCTGGGTTATTTAATAGCTCCCCAGAGTCTCTTTAGTTACCCATTTACCTCCGACTTTCTTTTTACCGTCTTCATAGTTTTTCAATTCTGCCAATAAGTCTAAAAGTGTATCCAGGTATATTGTGCAAAGTGTTTCTGATAAGGGTTGATTGTGGAGTTTATAAACTAATACTGGCTCTCTACCTAGACTTTGTAATTTTCTTGTTTGCGACCACCAGTCTGGTATTGCTAGATTTTTATGGTTCTTGCATTCTATACCGGCATTTTGACCGAGTATCATCATGGAAGTCCAAATATCCCCTTTTTCACTATTACCATTACCCGAGCCGTGAGAGGGATAGGCTTTTAAATCAATACCCTTAGCTCGAATCTCGTCAGCGACATATTTCTCCAATAATTTTCCTTTTTGTACTCTTGTTTTCATCTTTTCAATCATATAAATTATAACATTTTATTGTTTACTGTACGAATAAATAAAATACGGTTAATCCTAAACAAATAACACACAATTTAAAATCTATACCGTCGGTTCCTCTATTAGAAACAATCGCACAAAGTCCATACCCGCTTATAAAGCTAAAAATACTTAAAATTATTAAATTGATCATTTCTCTTGTGTTAAAAGGTCTAGTAAATCATCCTTTTTCTCTGGTTCCATATATTTATTTAATTACTAATTACTTCTTCTAAGGGGACTATTACGCCATCCCAATCTCTTGGCTCCCTCCCACCTTTCGCAGCATTGCATTTAGGATGCATGAGTTGGCAATTTTCAATATCATTCGTGCCACCTCGCCAAATTGGGATTTTGTGGTCAATGTCTACATCAATATTTTTCCGTTTGACCCTCGCAATTTTCATACTTTTTCTCATCTTCATCCATTGGACATATTTTTTCAACCCTTCAATGTCTAATTTCTTGCCACACCAAGGACAAGTATCATTCATAAAAGGCAGAATTTTGTCTAAGAACCTATAACCGTTTTTTCTTAATTTTCTCTTTTTCATGTTTACCTTTTCCCTGGTATCAGGAGCTAGTGATGGGCGGGTGCGTTCGGGTTGCAGTTGTCCCAGGAAAGCCCTAGAACGTTCAACCCCATACCCGACCATCAACAACCCCCGATACTTTCTTTCATATATTATTTGTTTAAATTATAGCCTATAATTTCTCTTAAAGTCATTTTTCTTTCTGACACTACTTTCTCTAGCGTGTATGAGGTAGGCCCTTTACATTGTCCTAAATACATACTAACAGTTAGATTAAAAATCCACTGGTCGTCATATATTTCTCTCAAAGAGAGATCATTAATTTTTAATTGAGTATGCTCATTTACCTTATCTAATCCTTTTTCTTCTGCGTATTTATTTGTTTCTTTATACACCAAATCTTTGCAGTCTTTAATTTCTTTCTCTGAAGGATATGTACGTGGGTTTATTTCATAACCTATCTCTGCGGTCAAAATTGGTTCGTAATAAAAAGACAAAAGACCAACAGTAATCGGAATTGTTAGTATAAAAAATACGTAAATAAGTATTTTCATCATTTTAGTTTTGAGATTATATCTGAGAGAGCGACATTAAAACCTTCGTAATAATTATCTAGCTCTTTAATGTGGTCTCTCTTGTCAACTTTCATCCCCTCTCCCATCTCCTCCACACTTTGCAGGAGGTCTTTGGTGTAGGTAGAAAAAAGAGAGTTTATGTCCTTAATATTAAGCGTGATTTCTCCTTCGTGCGGAAAATCAACAGCTAGGTCTAAAATTTTTATCTCCGCTTGTGCTATAACATCTTTGATTTTCATATTATTTAATTTAAATTCTTTCTTACTCTTTCTAATGTGTTTCTAAATTTATTGAACCAATTTAAGCCAGAATTTTCGCACTCTTTCTCTTTTGTATCTCTAATTTCAAAAGCTAAAAGGTAAAGTAAATCAAAGATATTTTCTTGATGTTCTAAACTATATCGTTCTTCTCTGTTTTCTTCTTTCATCATATAGAGGTTAAAATAATAAATTATAAATATATATCGTAATTTCACCAACCGCTCGCATAGTATTTAGAAGTAAAGATAATAGAATTAAGCCAAGCCACCACCCAGGGACTATCCAATTTGTCTTTAAAAATTCTTTCATTTCATAGAGGTTTAAATAATAAATCTAAAATTTGTCAATACTAATAAGTTGATATTCTCTGGCGTTGTTCCAGTCGTGCCCCTCTTGCATAAATATTTTACCAGTCCATTCCCACTCACAAATTGTTTCTATTGGTTTATCAATTAGCGGATAATCTTTAAAGTCAATCGTTTTGACACTTATCGGCTGTGTCATCGCCAACCTAAATCTGTTCCCTGTTTCTTCAGGAACTTCCATTACACCGCTCAATTTACTTCCAAATGCTCTTAATACTATTTTCATCTCATAGAGGTTAAAATAATAAATTAAATTCGTTTTTGGGCTTTTAATATTGCCTGTGCGTGTTCTGGACTAATTCCTTCTCGTCTTGAAAAATCAGCGACAATCGGAGGAAAACTAGAGAGATGCTTTTCTTCTAGTATTCTGTTCATATTTGCGTCTAAAGCATCTTGTGATGTCTGTAAATCAACATAAAAGCGATATGTGGTGTTAGTGAGATATTTCCAAACGTGTTTTAGTTTCTTCATTTCATAGAGGTTAAAGGGGTTGATAAATTATTTTACTTTGTTAAACATTTGTAAAAATTCACCATAGAACCAGTTAGTGCCAGAATTTTCACAGTTTTCATCCTCTAAGTAAGCAATCTTGCCCGCCAAATGAAATATCAAATCTTTAACTGTAATTTTCTCTTTCACTACCTTTTGTTTCTTTGTTCTCATTGCTCTCTAATTACTTGTAAGGTTTTCTCCTCATTCTCTTTGTTTGTGGTCATGGTTATTTAACTTCTCTTAATATTGCCTCATCTATAATCTTTTTATACTCCTCAAACTCCCCTGGAGTAAGCATGAGTATTCCATTCTCTGTCCTTACTTTTATCTTACCTTCATTTCTATTGTTCTCTTCGTCAAACATTTGTTTTATCTTTTGCTCAGCGTACCAGTCGCACACTTCAATCAACAAATCTTGATCTTTACTCGAAAGGTCTCCTACTACATCTTGGAGTCTTTCAATTAGTGTATCGACCAATATTTCTCTTTCACTTGATGATCTACTCATGTTATTTTAATTTAATTTTTCAATATAGCGTTCTCCTAGCACTGCAAGCTGTTGACGTCTCCATGTGTTAAAGTCAATCTCAATCCCTTTCTGTTTATGATAGACAAACATTCTCCTTCGTAATACTTCGCTAGCGGATAGTTCGTCCTCTTGGGCATTTTCGTCTGGTATCACCTCATCTTTATTCTCAGAGAAAATAAGCCAACCAAAAGCATTGTGATGTTTCTTTAGTTCGGCAAAATCATCTGCTGATAACTCTTGAGTGGCAAATCTTAAACCTGCCGATCCATCGCTCTTTGAACTAAACCCTGTAAAATATGCTGGTAAGCGAATCATTAGAATGGGGGTTGTGTAAGAAAGAACTCTCTCCAGTGTAGGTATTTTTCTTTAAGGAGCTTCTCTTTCTCTACTGATAATAGTGGATCACTGGCAAGCTCAGGATAAAATGTTGTTACCATTAGCACCGCATCTCTTTGAGCCTGACTTTCCTTTATGGCTTCTTGTTTAGTTTCCTGTGCTTCTTTGATAAATTCTCGCTTTTCAGTTGCCATCTGTTGCATACCTGCTTTTAAACCCCCTTTATTGCCACCTGTTTGCCCCGTAGTAGCTGGTTTAGGTGGGTAAAGGGTAAACTTACCAGTCCCAGGTTTTTCCCATAGGTTGCCCTCTATAAAGCCTCCATTTTGGATTTCATTGAAACCAGGGAAGTCACCCCAAACAGAGAATTTAACTTTATTATTCTGTTCATCGGTACCATCAATCTCCATTACATCCTTGTTGAGACTGTCTATGTGCTTTTTTTCTAACCAATCTATTTTAATCTTCATTGTTTTCTTGATTACTTATAAAATCATCATCCAAACCATACACTCGGTCAAAATCTATTCCCTGTTCTCTGGCTATGGCGTGTACTTCGTTTACACTCATGCCCTTTTGAATTAAGTCAGAGCAGATTTCGTTTAAGTTAGTTTCCATCTTGGAGCTTAGTTAGTATTCCTTTTAAGATTACTCTTGAAGTATTAGATTGTTGGTCAGGATTTTCTAGTTCTTGTTCGCATAACCATTTTAGATATTCAATTTGCTGTTCATTAAGTTCAAATGTTTTCATGTTCGTTTGGGTTAGTTACTTTAATAATTTATTTGGAAGAGCAAAATCACCAAAAAGTTTTTTTGTAGCTACATCATACGCTTTCCCTGCTGTTTTACTGTCACTAAAAACCCCAAGTGAAATTTTTTTACCCCCAACAGTTATTCTTGCCACCCATTTTTTTAGTCCTTTGTGCCACCCAACACCTTTAAACCCAGATGAATTATCTTTTCTTCTTAGGGCGTTTCTGTTATTCAACATTGAATTACAAATTCTTAAATTTGATTTCCTATTATCGAGTCCGTTATGGTTTATGTGATCAACCATAACCTTAGGATCAGAAAGTCCTAATACAACCCTATGCATAAGAATTGATTTTGTTTTTCTAATTACACCCTTTAATCTTATCGATCGTATTACATAGTCGGTATTTAAACTTTTATGTAAACACCATTTAAATTTATTAAGTCGACTAAAATCATCATCATCAACTATGGCATATTTTTGCTGTGTTAATTTAATTTTTTTCATCATTTTTTGGTGGGTCATCCTGTCGGTCTGATTCTAGATCAAACCAGGTCTCCTCTTTTGGCTCGGCTTCATCAATATCATCAATCCTCTGGTGATCGGCTGATATGTTCTCGTCTAAAAAATTTGTCATTGTAATGAAGTTAATACCAGATAAATAACCCAGCCTGCTAAAATCATAAAGGCTACTGCTACAATTGCTTCTGCGTTTGTCATTGTAGTTTATATCCTAGACTAATGGCTGATAATACTACCGCTATGGAACACATTACCAAGATGATGCCGACTAATATTGTTACCCAATCTCTATGCTTGTGAGCATTTAGGGTCAATTTCTCGAATGCTAAACCTTTTGTTTTAGTTGTCATTGACGCCAATTAGAATTCTAATAAATTGAGAGCCGGTCATTTTTCTTATCTTAGCGTTTTTCTCTACCTTCTTTATCTCACTAGGAAGGAGATAGTACACTTTGCGTTTTAATCTTTCTTTCATTTGTTTATAATTATGGTTTTGGTAGTTGGGGGCAACTGGCGAGAAGGCGAGTAGATTGCATTAACTAAAATCTACAAATCTTCCGCTGTTACTACCCCTGTACCTTAACCTGAGACTATCTTATCATGTGGAAGTTTAACGTGCAATAGGTCTTTTTTATAAAACTGGGGATAACGGTTTATTTTAATTTACCCCTATTGACCATTTCTTTTAAAACCAAAGCTAGATAAATATAAAGTCTGGCTCCAATTCCCCAATTTTTTACCTTAGCCACTTGAATAGCTTTTAATTCACCATTCACCCAGCCCATTACCAATTCAAAATCTTCCTCTGTGATAGGAGTGTTTTTTTGACCAACATATATTGTTTTAGCTTTTTCAATTAGACTCATATTGTTTTATTTAGATTTTAAACTCCACCAGAAAAACTTACCCATAGCATCTCTGCCTCTTCTATTATCGATGTCTTTGCAAACACTGATAAAGTAGTACAAGTCTTTAGTTGGTATATGGCTCAGTTTTATAGCTATCATCCTGGCGGAAAAAGATTTGTTGTTTTTGTTTCGCAGATTATCTACAAAGAAAGAAATTAGTTCAGCTCGTTCACTGGTTTTCTTTTCTTTCTTTAACTGCTTATTTAATATTATTTTATCTATCTGTTCCATTGTATTAAGTATGAGGCCGCTTTTCCCTCTGATCCCCTACTGGGCGGTACTGGTGAGCTCCTCTATTTAGTATTGGTTATATCTAATTAAAGACTTAATGAAATAAGAAGCATATCAGATGGACGGGCAAGAGCGGCCAACTTGTTTTCCCGTCTTTCGCATATACTCCCTATTTCAAATTACAAATTCTCTGAAGACTGGATAGGTTGGTTAATAATTATTTATCTTTGAGGGGGGATTCGTAATATCTCTTTCCCTCTTCTTCTAATTTCTTTACTTCTTCGCTGATTGAGTTTTTTTCAACCAATTCTATTGAGTAATAACACCAATTTTTCTTATGAGTTCCTCTAAGATGACCAGCGATAGCAGTTCCAACTCCTTCAAGTAGGCTCCTCGCATGGTCATATTGGAAATCTGAGCCAGCCTCAAATCCTATTACGAGTTTTAAACACTCGCCATTATGTTTTTCCATGTTTGTTCTATTTAGCCTATCCAGTTGTCAAAGAACTTTGGTTTACCAGAGGAGTTTTACTTCTTACCCCTGAAAGGAAGGTTCTAACCAATTTTATTTTTATTATAGAGTTCGACAAAAAAAGCCAACGCCTCTACAGGATCGTCAGCTTCTACTCTGTCAATAGTTAAACCTCTGCCATAAGCACAAACCCATTTATCCTTTGCAGTCGAATAGTGGAGAGAAAAGCCAGCAAAAAATTCTTTGCCATCTTTTTCTTTTCCAGCGTATTTCTGTTTTGGGATTGAGTTAATAAGTTTCTCCATAATAACCGATCAACAAAAAAGGTTGCGAACGATTTGCTTTATCGCAACCAACCTTTTTTGTGCAAATCGTACTGTAATAATAACCAATCATTTACGACATATCAAGTATAGATTATCTAAAAGTGTTGATAACTTGCATATTAGTAGCATTACAAAACACTTTATGATACTATGTAAAGGTGGAAGTTGACTAGATCGGCTTTAACCCACATCTAAATTAGATAAAAACAAAAAAACTGCTTTATGGGCAGTCTTTTTGTGATAAGTAGTACATAAACATTATAACAAAAAAGGACAAGATTTCTCAAGTCCCTTTTTGCTTCGCGGCGCGTTAAACATTATAACAGAAAACTGCTATACAAGCTACACCCAGTGTTTATCTCATACGAGCACCAAGTGTTCTCAAAGCAGTTTTCACTAGCGTAGGGTTACTGACATTTATTAAAATTGTTCAGATACCCTTTTTAAGTATATAATACTTACTAGATTTTTTATACTGTTCATAACATTCACGAGAGCAAAAAACACTTCTTATTTTTTTATAAGTCTGTATAAAAACCCTATCACACTCCTTGCAAATAAAAGTTCTTTCATTTAGGGGCCGTAATTCTACAGGAATTTTCCTGTTTAAGGTGACGCCGGTCGAAAGGGTACAGATAGGACACTTAGAAGCATATTTTGAAATTATAAAATCGCAGTGAGGACAGATAATGTTTCGGTAAGAATCTTTCATTTTCATAAAAGTATTTAGTGTTTTGGTATGAAAGATAAAATATGGGCGACCACATCCACATTGAAAGCATTGCCGAGCATTTTGTATCGCTGTGTGTTTGAAACTCCTTCGGTGTAATTATCTGGAAGTCCTTGCAATCGTTCACATTCCACTGGCGTTAGTTTTCGGACAAAATCTTTTACAGCATATAGTCCAGTTTTAGCACCACGCCCACCGCCAAGAGCAGAAAGAGCAGTTGATTTTGCTTCAATGGAATACACTCTATCCCCCTGCCCCCCTTTTCCTATTTTTGCAATTCTTACTGGTTTTGTAATTACTTGTTGGAATGTTGATGAGCGACTTGTGCCACACCCCGTTCCTAACGTATAGGATTTATCCCACAAAACCTTATTATTGTAGTCGGAATAAACTCCATTGTATTCGTGGTCTAGCTGTAAAATATCTTTTAGAACAATCTCTTTATCATCAGGCAACTTCACATTCGGTATGTTCGTCCAAAACAATCTCTTACGATTTTGAGCTGATACAAGTGAGGCGTTTATCATTATCGGTTCTACCCCGAGAGTTTCGGTGATGACTTGCTTGGCTTCCTTTGGCATTGAGTTCACATTCTCAAGTATGAAGTATTTTGGTTTGACTTCTTTTAAGATACGGACATACTCCCAGAATAATCCCGAGCGTTCGCCATCTAGTCCTTTACGGTCTTTCTTGGCGATTGAGAGATCTTGGCAAGGAGAGCCACCGATAAGCAAGTCAATATTCCTTGTCTCTTCAAAATTTAGAGGTTTAAAATCTACTACGCTTCCAACATGGACTATGTAGGGATAGTTTTTTTGGCTTATTTGAATTGCATACTTGTCTATCTCACTGGCATAATATTCATCCGCCTGAATACCAGCCTTTTCTAAAGCAACTCTGGCACACGATATACCGTCAAATAAAGATAAAATTTTCATAAAAGTATTTTAACATTTAAAATAATGGGGTTGTAATTTCCGTTAATCTAGCTTCGATTATTGGTATGTATTCCGGTGTCAGTTCTATGCCGATGTATTGAAAGCCATTTTGTTTAGCGGCAACTAATGTAGTGCCTGAACCTGCAAATGGGTCTAATACTATTCGACCTTTAGGAGTTACCATTTTTATTAGATATTCCATAAGGGCGATGGGTTTAACTGTGGGGTGGTGGTTGGTTCTAAGCCTGTTATGGTTCGTAGTACTTGTGCCATCTTGATTACTAAACTCACCACCAGACATTTTGCTAGCGTTCTTCTCCTCCAACCCCTCACACCCCATATTCCTCTCACTCTTACTTGCCTTTGCTTGATAGATTATTGATTTGAAGAAACGAGAGGCATTGCCTGAGTCGTAGTTTATCCTTTCTCCCGTTAAGTGCTTATTCCCTCCATTAAATACAGTTGTTGTACCACTGCTTTTTGCTGGAAAACCACCTTTACCAGTTTCAGGAAAAAACTCTCTTACTTCTTCACTGTTGTCGTGGATTAAATTAGCTGGAAAGCGACCAGTTCTTTCATTTCCAGTTTCTACTGTTTCGTAGTGTCCATAAATTCCACCATCACCAGTATTTCCTTTTCCGTTTGAGTGAGTTGTGATTACTTCACTACTTTCCACCCTACTCTCATCTATATTTATTCCACCTGTTCCATACTTCAAGACATTTTCTGCTACTGTCTTTTCTGCTAGTGGTTTACGAGCCATACAGATAGGTTCGTGTGATGGTTTTAACGCCGTGCCAAAACCTCCTGTGCCTCGTATTGCTTGTGCATCGCATTGTTCGCAAACAACATTAAGTTCTCCAAGCGATTGTCCAATGGCTTGTGATTTATATGATGAACACACTCCGTTCTCGTCAATAACCTCCCAAGATGTTTCGCCATTATTAGTCTGTGTTCCATAACATACCCATCTTTTCTTGCCATTAACAAAAAGTCCTGTGGGCATCTCACATATTTGACACTTACAGTATAATTCCCCTTGCGGTGTCGGTAAGTCGCCCCACCTTTCCAAGCAGGATTGTCTTTGCCTTTCGGAAAACGGAATGATTTTGCTTTCGCTTCTGGGGTGTGTAAATATTTTGTGTTGTGTTCCTTTGTCCAAGTCCTCCAACAAATCCGACAAATCCCTCCTGTCGTTATTTTCTTTTTGAGCCAAGGTCTTAGATATAATGGCTTTCCACACATCTTGCATTTGTGATTGGGTTTTCTGTTGGGTTGTTTCATACTCTCCCATATTACCATATCCATACTTCTTTAACAAGTGTTTTTGTATGTTTAGAGATTTCGGAAATCCGCTCCCGTATATATATTCAATCATATCTCTCACTTCAAAACCTGCGTCTTCAATAGCTACTGCCATTCGGTGGTAGGTTCTAGTTCCTGAAAAAGCTAGTAAGTGTCCTCCTGGCTTTAATACCCTTAGACACTCGCCCCACATATCTTTATTGTTAGCGATGCCTGTGTTATCCCAAGACTTACCCATAAAGCCTAGTTCGTATGGTGGATCAGTTACTATACTATCAACCGAGTTTTCAGGTAAAATTTTTAAAACCTCTAAACAATCCCCTTGTATTACTTTATTTATATACTGATCCATTCCCTTTATTATAAAACTTTTTAAACTTTAATAAATAAAACCTGGGGACAATAAAAAGGCCGTCCAAGCAGTTAGGACGGCCACCATGCCTCTCTCTCCCCGAAAGAGGTCAAGGATTTATGCGGCTAGTATATCACGCAACTCGTTTGGTCTGGTGCTTTTTGGCACGGACTACTCTTTCGAGTAGAGCAAGGACTTCCTCAGCAGTAGCATTCTTAAAAATCCGATGCCACGCCTCGTGCTTCTCAATGTCGATGAGGAGCAGGTTGTTGAGGGACTTATCACCCCCTCGGGATTTTGGCAAGAGAAAGTGATGCCAGTTCCGGCCTGCGAAACGCCGACGACTTTTTTTGGCTCGCCGCCGCCACCTGTTCTTTTTTCGCCAGGTGCCGCGAAAGACATCCATTATGTACAATGTACTCTCCGAAGTTGACGACCCGTTCGTACCTTGAGGTGCGAATGTGGCATTCTCGGCAGTACCTCTCGTTGCCTTTTTCATAGTTCATTGAACCTCCTCAATCAATCTTGATGTGTGCTTGACGTGCGAACTCCTGGTCAAATACGGTTACAGCGTTTACAGCCATAGGTGCAGGTGGCACCATTTGAGTCATAAGCTCAAGTGGTAGCATAGATTGACACTTGCGACCACAAGAACACTCCCACTCCACATAGAGTTGGTAGTCTGATGTGACGGACACGAAGTCAACAGCGTACACCACCCTTTTGCAAGGGCATGTATATTGAACCTTGCGATAGGCGAACGGTATCATTTTATGATACCTCCTCGAAAAGCGAGAGTTGCACTGGTCGCTTTTCACGTTGGAAAAGATACTGGTGACCTCTACAAAGTTTCAGCTCGACACTTCCTTGAGAGAAAATGTCAAAGGTACAAACTTTGTAGCAGTGCTGACAATACATTTCTTCGGTGCGAACGTACTGCATATAACACCTCACTATCAAAGAACATAAAACTTTAGTTTAATTATACACCCAAACTATTAGTCAATAAAGAAAATCGGTTGATAACACAAACACCTCTTTCAAGGTGTTCATGCAAATTCCTGTATTAGAAAAAGTTTGTGGTTTTCTAATAATGTCTTCGTTAGTCCACTTGGTTATAGCGATGTCCGAAGTTACTCCATAGGAAAGCCACTTCTAGTAAACCCTAGAATACTTTTGTCATCGAATTTAATCTTTCTGTATGTTATTGGACAAGTAGGGTCTTTAGAAAAGTTTTGTTCTGAGATGTTTATTCCATCTGGGTCTATGCTTTCGACATAGGCCAGGTGGTATACATCACCATACTGCATTTTTACTATACCCCTTTTGATAGGAGGGGAGTTTAGCGTTATATCTAGGTTACGAGCGTCATATAGGGTAGGCATTGGTATACCTTTGGATCGAATATACATAACGCACGAGCACTCAATTTTTAAGGGCTGTGTGGCTTCACTGGTGGCCTCTAGCTTAACGATAGTTTCAGAGGTGGGGATAGATACCTCTATTTTCTCTGTCAGAGGCTGATTTACTATTGGTTCTATTGGGGGAAGTGGGATTATGGATGAGGCAAATACAATAGGCATAATCCAAGATAAAATACGTTCTATATTGGTTGGTTAATTGTAATCCTGAAGATAGGTTTTATTGAGCAAACTTAACTACGATCTTTTTTAGAAGACCATACAAAGTTTTGCAAGCACCAAAGAAAGCAACACCAAGTGTTACAGCGGTTCCTACTTGATCTGCGACAGTGTTCACTTCACCGGTGATTTGTGAGTAACCAAAGAAGACGGCAAGACCGCCCAATAATTGAATTACGCCTTTTACTGTGTCAGCTAATTTTTGAGGGTCTTCACTTGAACTTAATGCACCGAATTTTCTATTTTCCATATTTTAAATCTTAAATTACTAATCTTAAAATCTCATTACAAAATTCCATAAAGGACTTTAAGCTAAAATAAATTATACATGAAAGCATGATGAGGAAAATGCCGAAAAAAATTAAATCTGATTTAGTTATTGGATACATATTAGTCTACTATTTCGTAAATCCTAGTTTTTAAATTTCGTTTATACTCCATTTCATTTCTCCAACTTTCATCATCATAATTACCTCTAAAAATGCCATCTAAAGACCCATTGGAAGCAATCCTCTCATTGGTTATATAGACTCCAACATGACCGTTTTTCTTTGGTGTTCGTGGACTGATTATTATTCTACCTTTATTCGGTAAATCTCTTGATTTAAACCTTTTATCACTCGCCAATTTATTATCTAAATCTCTTGTCGATGGGAGGATGGGGAAGTCAGGGAATACCTTTTTGAGCAGGGTACAGACCACTTGTGCACACGCCACATCATCCGATATTTCATCTCTAGGTGTTGGGTCAGTGTCTAGGGCATTTAGACACACTTTTATAAATTTTTCTTCGTTAGTTTCCATAATTGGGTGAATAATAGGTTGTAAATCTGGGTCTAAAATTGGTGGCAAATATTCCATCTCCTCAATTTCTTTTTTGGAGAGTAGAGTTAATAATTTCGCCAGCAATATTTGCAGACTTTTTAATAAGGTGGACAAGGAGTTCATATAGTTTAATTATAAGACTCTTTTGGGTGGCATTCAATATTTCTTCTGGGGATTTCTTTCTGATTGTCCAATACATGCCAAAATCGGGGTTAGTATTCGGGGCGAGTGTCTTTATAAAAGGTTCGTAAGTGTCCCTTAAAATAAGACAGTTGTCCTTTATACCTATTACAATACCAGTGACTAAATGGGTATCCCTAGTGTTTTCAGGCTTATAATACTTGCCGTCTTTTTCTAACCAAGCATAGACAGAAATTGGAACAGGGGAGCGTTTTAGAGCTTGTCTTATATTGTTATATTTTACTTCGATAGGGTCGTCTTTTTCAAATAGAATGTAGTATTTTTTGTCCCATTCTCTAGCCTCCTGTTGTCCTTTAACAATACAGGCTTCTTTGTCTACACCTTTCCAACTATGAAAATCATCAAAATTAAACACCCCTTTCCAGTCCATCATTGATTGGGGGATAAGCCCATCTTTTTTGATAGAATACGCACCTTTGAGTGGATCACCCCCTGTTGGAGTACCATTAGATAGCAAAGCATTAAACCTAGCAGAGTAGTTTTCGTCTTTGATGCCGTAAATATACTCTTTTAAAATAGCAACAGTGGCTTGGTTGGCTTCCACATAACAGCTCGAAGGTTCTACGTTGTTTTGCGATTGCAATTCATCAGGAGGTAAAAAGGCTTGCCAGTTTCCACTTGGGTTGATGACATCACCAGCTATGCCAGCGTATTTTCTATCTTCCTTCTTAATGTCAGGGTAAATAAAGCTGTTTATCATGTTATCCAGTTAAATAATCCTGCTAATACTCCCAGAGGGGCCGCCCAAACAAGGAACTTCTTGATTAGTTGGGCGACTGTCAAGGTTTGAACTAAGGGTAAGGTTTTTTCCTTTAGGTCATCAATTTTGCCATCCATGAGTTCAAGTTTAACGTCTTGTTTTTCAAGGTGTTCTTTGATTTTGTCTATCTTACCATTAACAGTTACCACTACTTGTTCTTTCACCGCATCGGTTACCTTTTTGGTAATGTCTTGTACCAATCCACTTGTTTCAGACTTGCCAGCCTGATGTGCTTGGAATATGTATTCTTTTATCTTCTGCTCATTCATGTTATCTATTAAATTGATAATAATTTTCTATTTCTATCTGGTGATACCCCGCTTGCCGCAGTACAATTAGCCGTGCTATCAAACACCGGTGTTGGGTCGCCATTGGTGAAGTCGTAACGCACTGTTGCGGTGTCGGTACAGGTGCTAGTGGTATCTTCCATTACTGTCGGAGCACCTTGTGTGAAGTCAAACCTAGCATTGTTCGCCGCTATAAGCGGAGAGGGTAGGCAGAGTATAGTTAAGATTATAAGTAGTTTTTTCATTTTAGTTTACTACTGGTGTTGCATCCATGTAGAAGAAGTTAGTTTTTCCCGATTCGACTGGTTTGGCATACCAACCCCTTAGGTAGAGCACTCCTGCTTGTGTTGGCTGGCAGGTTACGGATATGGCTTGCCAATCAGTAGAGCCATTGAAGTCTACTGCAGATGTTGAAGTGGCTACGCCCAGGCTGGATTTTTTCAAATATCTATCAGCATCAGTTGGGTCTACTAAATACTCACATTCAATCCACATTTCAGCTACCGTTGGATCAGCAGTGAAGTTTGAAGTTGATGTGGACATGAAATACATAGTATAAGTCTTTGAGGTTGTGTCTGCATAGATTGGAGATTCAAAGAGCCTTAAAGCCGAGTAAGGGAAGAATTTAGTAGATATTCCAGTGTTTCCAGTTCCCGAAGGTGGCATTATAAAATTATTTTTCAGTCCGCCACCAGTGCGTAAATTAGTGGTAGTGGAAACAGTGGTAGTGGCTGTTGTGTTAGAGGCTGCAATGGTAGAAATTATGCTGTTTAGTCCTGGTATACCGAAATCATCCTCAAAGGAAACCTCTGTATATGAGGAGGTTGAAATAGTAACAGCACCTGTTCTTTTGAAGTTCTTAGCTTTAAATATTCCTCCTGGAGCAGTACCACCAGTTGTAAAATCAAGAGCGCAGTTTGCTGGTTCCACATCTTTAACATAGTTTGTAGTTCTTGATGAAACACTGGTAAAAATAGCGATCCCAGAGCTTGCACAATCAACATACAAATCTTCAAATCTCCCACCAGTCGGGAAACCAGGAGTGCTCATATTTGAGACTCTTGATTTTTTAAGCAGGACACTTATATCACCACCCCCAATCCATGAAGCAGTCACTCCATTAGTTGATAAAATCATATCTTCAAATTTCATAGACTTGTGTTGTGTAACAGCAATTACACCTCCTGTGTCAGTGCTTCTTAAATCCAAGCCTTTCAAATACCAGCCAGTGTCCACCACATAACTTAAATTGAAATCTCCAGCAGTATTATTCCACTTCGGAGCTGGTGGCATCCTTCTCAAAGATTGACCAGAGCCTGATTGGTTGCCTTTATAAGGTAGGTATAGGTTTATTTCCGTAGTGGTTAAAGACTGCACTTCGTAAGCAAATTCACAGTTATTCTCAATAGTCGGTTGGTTCCAATATTCAATACAATCTCCATAAACATAAATCCAGTCTCCAGCCACTATACCAGTGGTTGAAGCGGATGAAGCCATAACCCTACTACCCTGGACAGGTGTGTAGGTTTGAGTAGAAGTGGAGTTGTCATCCCACAAATCCCAATTATCAGCCATTATGCTTATAGGATTAGTTACTGTTCCGCTAGATGTGAAAGTGATGTCGGATGTGATGGTTGTGCTGGCTGTACCCCTTCTTACGATCAAAACATCACCAGCAGACCGAGCCGCTTCAGTGAATTTATCTATTGTCTCCCAAGAGGTAGTGGTAGCAGTACCAGCCGCCGCATCAGAGCCACCACCACCTGGATTTAAGTTAGTATAGAAAATTGCTGCCTCGACTTTTGGAGTGAAGCCTAGTAACAAAAATATAGCTATGAGTGCGAGTTTTTTCATTTTTTTAGTTTGTTAAGCTCCTCTCTTTCTTTTTCAGTTGAAGGCTGGATTTTTAATATATCGGCTGTTCTATCGACTTTGTTAAACATTTTGCTACGCAATTCAATTTCTTTGTCTATTCTTTCAATAGATTGCATTGTTTTTTCTCGTGCCCATTTTATTTGAGCAATCTTGTCATTGACCTCTTTGGTAAGTTCTGGCTCTACTATTCCCTGTTCCATGAGTTCCCAACGGATAGCATCGGGGTATAGAGTGGCTTTATCATAGAGTTTATTTATTGCTGGCAGTCTTTCTTCTTGGTCTTTTTTCATTTCCTGTAATTGGTAGTCAAACCTTATATGTAGCTGTTCTTTTTTGACATCTTCCGCCCATTCTTCGTCAGTGGTGGGTTTTTGCCAGACTATTACTTGTGGGTCTACCAAAGTTATTTTTTCTTCTTCTAAAGATACGATAGCACCAGTGGCTACGCCCGCTAGTACCAAAGTTCCTGCTATGAGTGTGGTTTTATTCATAATTTATATGCTAAATGTTCCTAACACAGTAAAGTTGGCGTCATCGGGATTACCGCTACCAGACCCACAAGCCACAGTTACTTCTCCTGCCAGGGTTACAGAGTCAGAAGTCTGTCCTGCGGTGGTTGTGAGCACTCTAGTTGAAGATGCGGTGCCGTTACCTATTTCACAAAGAAGTGATGTACCTGTTCTGATTGAGCCACCTATTGCGGTGAAGCTAACAGCTCTTGGTAGGTAGATTTTAAGTGTAGAAGTAGCACCAGAGGCATAGATTTGACTGTTGAAGTTTGGAGTAGTAGAAGCCCAGTTGCTAAACATTCGTTCATAGAAGACAGGAGATGTAGTGGCAACGGCAGTACCAGAGGAGTTGAAGTATGGGAACGAGTTAGCAAGAGACGGCATACTTAGAGTTCCAACATTGGCAAAGGTTGAAGATGCAGTGAGGAAGGAGGAGTATGCCGTTGAAGATGAGTAGTTGAATGTCTGATTGACTGTCCAAGTGTTGGCGTTGCCTAAGTTAAGTCCAATGGTTCTAGCGGTAGCTCCTGTGTAAGTACCTGAGAAGGTAAGAGTTGAGTCTGTTGCAGTGAGGTTAGCTAGGGAAACATCAGCCGAGCCGACAGTAGCACAAGTCGCTACACCAAGAGCGGAGAGACTTCTAACAAATTGATTAGTACAAGAAGTCCCAGCGTATTCCGCTAGCTCACCTCCTGCTCCTGTAAGAGTTAGAGCTGAGGTTAGAGCTGGGATTGTGAGTGTACCTGCGGCTGGTAGTGAGACATTACCGGCTGTATCAATCGTAGTCGAAGCCGTACCACCTACCTTTAGCCAGTTACTAGAAAACAAAGTTGATGAGGCACTACCAAAGAAGTCTTGCTTCGCTGTCCAAGTATTAGCGTTGCCTACATTTAGTCCCACTGTTCTTGCTGTGCCTCCGTTATATGCACCTGAAAATGTAAGGGAGGCATTTGTTGCTGTTAGGTCGGCAAGATTGTTTCCGTTTGTAATACCACTGATTGAAACGGCGGCACAAGTTTCTACTGCACCAGAAGCGTCTACACCTAGAGGGAATGAACCAGCCGAACAGTTAGCACCATTGGCGGCTAAAGCAGTTGCTGTACCAGCGAGGGTTACCGTTATACTATCTGGAACCTGGGCATCTGTTACGGCACCTCCTAAGTCTTGAAGTAGTATTGATGAGGAGGCGAGAGAGTTTAGTTGGCCACCAGAGCCTATGTAAGCAAAACCATTGGAAAGTCCTGTAAATAGAGTGCCTAAGTTGGCTATTGTGGATGAGGCATAACTTGTTGAAAGGTTGGTTGTCGAGGCGTTTACTACAGTCAATCTATCCCCTGCTGCCGAATAGGTCATGCCAGAGTCGTTACCTATAGAAGCCACACCTGTTGAGTAGACCACGTTTGTATTTACTAGAGCAGTAGAGGTACTTATTACACCTTCTGCACCACCACCACCAGCAGGCCATGCAGTCTCACAAGTATCGCCTGTAAAACAGATCTCATCTATCCAAAACTGTCTATATGCTTTTGTAGAAGTACCTATGTCCCAGAGAGAGTCGTCAAGAGGAACAAGGGTTGGGGTATAGTTTACTGTTCCAGCCGCAGGACCACCAACAGATAGTTCAGGACTAGATTTCTGAAACCAAGTAAGCGGATTGTACCAGACTGCCGAAGCGGTTAGAGGGAGTATTACTAGAGCTAAAATTAAAAGTTTTTTCATGTGGTTATGCTTCGACATATTCTATTAAAATGACTTGTCCTGCTGCTAATTGGGTGGCCGCATCTATCGTGCTTGTAAATGTGATTGTGGTTACAGTTGAAGTGTAGTCAGTAGTTGGGACAAAGGCACTGTAAGGGTGAGAGTACGAATGGATAGCAAGTATTCGTGAGTTACGAGGTATTGTGAAGGTCTTTAATATCCCATTTAATTGAGAAGAAATATCATAAACTTTGACTGTCGAACCCCCTCCGCCTCCACCACCGCCTTTTCTTCCAATTTGATTAGCCAATATCCTAAATTGCTCCTCTAAACCACTTATATGTTTGGTGGTCAGTGCGATTTTTCCTTCATTTAACAAAGCTAAAAATTCTTCAGCTAAATCTTCATCTTCTCCATCTTTTTCAACAACAATAGGTTTTATTTTAGAAGCCGCCTTTTCAGCGATTAAATCGTAGTCAACTTTAGGTATGAGCGATCTGACGATTTTGGTTACATCTTCTTTAGAGAGAGTTTGGAGTGTTTGTTGAGGAGGGATTAGGGGTTTGATTAAAGCGATAAGTTCTTGCTCGGTTGGTGTTTTACCGTCCTCTCCTTTTAGGTATTCAGGTACTACCAATTTTGAGTAAACTGCCTCCACCATTTCCTCGATTTCTTCTTCAGTGAAATAGTCAACTCCTTTTACTGGTGTTATTGCATCTTCACCTTTTGGCCCCACCTTCTCATCAATCAGTTTGTTATATTCATCTACCTTTTTTACAAACTCATTGTGAATACGAACCAAATCAGCCATCATTTTTAGGGATAGCATTTCCTTAGTCATTTGCATTTTTAGTGGTGATTTATTCATTTTCTTTATCTATACCTAATAATCCAGCTACTCCAAAAGCCTCAACAGGCATCTTCGCCATTTCTTTATTGATTGGTACTTCTATCCAACTTACCCCCTTATCGTCTACGATTCTTTTACCACCAAACTTATTGAGGTATTTCTGTACTTCTTTCTCGTAGAACTTGTAGATAGGGTTGTTGGTGTCTACTTTACCTGAGATGTCGAAGGATTCGGCTAGGTTAGAATTAGCTAGATTTTCTTTAAAGTATTTGCCGAGGGTTTCGGCGTGTTGTGAGCAGATGTTAGACATAATGTTGTAGGTTAATTATATAATAGTTATCCCCACAATCTTGCTTGACCTTACTCATCAATCTTGCTAAGATACTTGTATGCCAAGAATAAAAGATATTAAAGGTAAAAAATTCGGTAAACTTTTTGTAGTAAGATTCGAGGGTACTTCCTACCCAAATGCCCTGTGGTATTGCAAATGTGATTGTGGAAATTATTGTGCAGTGGTCGGGTATAACCTTAGAAGTGGTCACACTACTTCCTGTGGTTGTGCTAGAGTTTCGGCTCTTAAAAAGACTGCGACTAAACACGGAATGTTTGGAACTAGATTTTATAACATTTATAGACAGATTATCCGCAGATGCACTGAACCAAAACATAAAGCGTTTAAGAACTATGGAGGTAAAGGCGTAAAGAACTTGTGGCAATCGTTTGATGAGTTTAAGAGAGACATGTACCGTTCCTACAACTCCCATGTAAAGAAGTTTGGAGAAAGTAACACCACGATTGATAGAATTAGTAGTGAGGGACATTATTCCAAAGAGAATTGCAGATGGGCGACTTGGAAGATTCAAGCCAATAACAAGAGAATTATTAAATAACTTATTATATATGACAAAACCAAAAATAGACTTAATTTTTAACGGAACTGAATTTAACACGGATTTTCTCCATAATGGGAATGGTGAATGCCCGTACTGTTTTCTTAACTTTATGCACCAGCATTGTACTGGATATAAACTCAAAGAATTTATAAAGATAAACTTACCAAAAGAAGAAACTTGGGAGGAACGGTTTGACAAAGAATTTCCCTTTGGAAGTTTTGCTGGTTCGTGCACCAAAGCAAGTGAAGTGAAAGACTTTATTTGTAGAGAATTTATAGACATAAAATTATAAAATCGTTAATTTCCTTCTCTGATATATTAGGAAACGACTTTTTAAGGTCTGAGACAACAGCATCTTTTGGAAGTGCTTTGAATTTACCTTCTCCTAATTTATTTGAAACAATCCAGTCTGTATTCCCATCATTTACGATTTCACCCATACGGAGATGCTTGTCTTCGAGTTTCTGAATACCCATACCTATAGATGCCTTCTTACTGCCACGATTCCACATTTCAGTATCTACCAGACCTTCTATGCGTAATGCTGTCTCTCCTGTAGGGAACTGGATTTTAGTTTTACCGTCTTGTGCGGCTTTCTTGAGTTCCTCCCGTACCATACGGAAGTGAGCTGTGGGGTCGTTGTATTGGCGAAGTGCATCTATCTCTTTTTCTCTTTTAAGGGCACGTTTTCCGTAAGTTTCTCCTGATTCTCCCTCCGTCATGCCCTTAAAGTTGCCTAGTTCATCATCCAACCTCCCCTTCTGATACAAATCACTCTGTACTTCTATTACTCTACGAGTTTTATTGTCTGCCATGTCTTCTATACGGGTGTGACCGAAGTAGTTAGGTACATCTGAATTAGCTCCTCCGCCAGCAAAGTGAACATCCCCTGCCGATGTCTTTATTGGAGACTGGTATATATTTTCTTTGTAGTTTTTCACCTTGCCTCGTATCTCATCAGGCAATGCAATGTTTTCATATTTTGGAGCACGCCCTGAAAGATAACCAGCATTTTTATTGGTTTCCATCACCTCCAACGGCAACAATTCACTCTTTACTTTATCAGCAAATTCTTTGACGTTTATTTGTCCATCAGGCATTGTATCTAACACCGCACGAGTTATATCTCTTTCACTTTGTTTCAATTCACCTCTGTTTGTAGCGTCAAGAATATACTGTTTTGAGACAGTGGATTTACCTTCTAAGTCTTTGAGGATTTTAGTAGTGAGGTCTTTTTCACCTTTGTAGGCGTTCTTTGATACATCTTCTATAGACATACCGAGTTTGGGGTTTTTAACATAATCAATCAAAATTTGAGCCATTTCTTTACCTTCTTTTAGACCTTGACTTATGTATGTCATAGGTGGTATAGTATCGTCAATGTTAGCATTAGCTATTGGTTTTATATTGTTAGACATTGTTTTGTTGCTACTTTGGGGCAAAACCATGTCATTTCCTTGGGAGAAGTAAGTGGGATTACTTACTTTTTCCAATTCATCTGTTGAGAGTAAATTAGCATCTGAAGTTTTTGATGTACCTATTTCATTGTAATTTGTGGTTGGTAGTGGAGTTCTTGCGAAGTCATTTGATCCTTTGTATCTGTTTAATGTTCTCTCGGAAACCTTATCAAAGGGAAAGTTTATTTTATTTTCTTCTGCCAGTGAAATTGCTGATCGTAAAGCAGTTGTTGATTTTCCATCCATACCTATTAAATCCTGCTTATTAGCATAATCAATTTTATCCTCAATCTGTTTTAAAATGCCAGTTTTATCTTTTACTGTTTCAGTCTTTATACTCTCATCTAATAATTTTTGGCCTGTATTTATCTCATCTAAAAGTCCTCTGGTTCTTTCATCCAGTGCTTTAATAGCATTTTTAACAACATCAGGGGCTTGCTCTTTTAGATTGTTTATTAAAATCCTTTTAATCGGGTTTGAAATAAACTGACTCTGTACTATATCTGTTAATTGACTAGCAATAGCTCTACCTCCCATCGCACCCAAGAATGGATGCCCTATAGATTGACCTGCGGCAAAACCAACTATATCGCCACCAACTTTAGCAAAGTGTTTAGACATCATGCCTCCTTTTGGGGTAAGACCTCTCCATGAGTTCAATAGGTCAATCGCATCGTAGTGAGATTGGATAAATTTATTTAATTCTCTGGTAGTAGCCGAATCGTCAAACAATTCTATAAGCTCCCTAGCACCTTTGCCTAGGATAGCATGAGCATCGTAGTCAAATTTTGGGGCTTTATTCTTATATGATTTGGAAAGACCAGTTTGTTCAGTTTTTATCCTATCCCACTCGGACAATTCAAGACCACTTTTATTTTTTACAGATTTGGCGTAAGCTCGCTCATTTTCATCAATTAAATTTTTGACATCATTTCTGATATTCGCTTTTTTTGTATCACTCCAAGATGGTTGAGCTTCAATCAGATCGTCAACATATTTTCGATAATCTTCAAAACCAATTCTGGTGTCATTTAAAAATAAATTATCGTTTTTAAGCTGGCTTAACTGACCAATTTTACTATCCAAGAAGTCCACAGCTTCTTTTGGGTTTAATTTACCTCCCTCGGCCATTTCAGGAATTGTCTTTTTACCATACATTTCAAACACAGAGATTGGATCAGTACCATGTTTAGCTTCAGCTCTCTCCAAGAGAACTGACGAACGAGTGTATCTTTTAGCAGTTTCTCTAAAAACTTCCCCCAATTCTCGCCTGGTAGTTTCAGAAGAAAACCTATTAGCCACACTCGCTTTCGCCCCCATCAAAACTGGTAGTCCAGCACCGATATATTTTCCATAGCCATCAGTGAGTATTTTAAACCCCCTTTTATCGTCTTGGAGATTTTGGGTTACATCAAATGCTTCACCGATACCAGCACCTAAAGCTACTTCGGAAGCTCCTCTAAGGGTAAAAAGACCTGATGGCTTTTTTAGTATATTAGCGGTTGCAGATACTAAGCCAGGTGTTTGACCACCTAAAGTAAATGATTTTGTTCCAACAGTAGCCTTGCCGTAAGTTCCTGCGGTGAGTAGGTTAAGAGCAGTCATGCCTAATTCACCAACTACTTTCTTTGTTGATTTTTGTGATCCTTCGATAGATTCATCAAAAGTTCCTTTTAAATTTCCCAAAGCGTCTAAGTTCTGGTTATAGATTTTCTTTAGTTTAGTGGTGTCCATTCCTTTCTTTTCGTTCGCTCGAATATTGCGGAGTAATTCTATTTGAGTATTTGTTAGTCTGTCTACTGTCTTTGAGTAGTCTTCAGAACTTTCTGCACCTTTGATCCCAGCGATTGTTTCTCCAAGTTGTGATACACCAGGCAATATTGAGTCTGCCACTGGTTTTACATACTTTTCCATTAAAGAGTTCGCTTTTTTCGATTCATTTCGAGCAGTTACCGCTTCATTTTGAAAACGAGATACTTTTTCAGCTCTACTTTCTGGTACATCGAACCTAAAAGAAGATTTAGTCTCGGATTCAGGAGTATCGTTTATTGGTGTACCGTATTTTGAAAAATCCAAAGCTGCCCCTCCTGAGCTATCGTTTGCAACTGTACCGTATTTTTCAAAGTCTATTGCCATTTTATTGATACTCTACTATTGCTCCATCAATTATTGCCTGGTCAATGCCGTCTCTGGTGGATTCCATTATTTTATATTTACCCGTGGTTGGATCAGTGATCTTCACTGTAGCTGGAAGTCCAGCGGCCGTTGAAAAAGCCCCTTTGATCTTACTTAACTCTCGTTTAGCATCAGCATCAGACAGGTTTTTACCTAAAGAACTAGAGGCTTTTTGCAAGGTTAAAGACTCAAAATCAGAAATAGCACCTGAACCCTTTAATTTCTGTCTATTTTCGAGAGAAAGGATAGATACGACCTGGTTTAATTGGTTTTTGGCATACTGTTCATTTGATCCTGGTGTCCAGTATGTAAGAGGATTTTTAAGACCAGTTACTTGACTCAGATACGGGTCTTCTAATAAACCAGAAACAAGAGACAGGTTATCCAGTATTTCAGACTGGGCTTTAGCTGTCTTATAGCCTGGCGAATCAATTAACGTATCTTGCATTCTTTTAGCTGTTTCGGATTTTAGATTTTCGATTTGAGCTTGCTTAAATGATCTTTCCATGTTATCGCCCACAAATCCTTCAGCATTTAAAAGGGCTTCAGTTACACTTACTGAATTAACTATTTTTTTAAGAGTTTCAGTAGGTGCCCCATTTATTTGAGCCTGTTTTAATACTTCATCAATATTTGCTTGAACCTTAGCCTGTTCCACTTGGTTTTTAAAGTTGTAATCTCTTACGGCATCTCTCTCTGTTTGAATATCCTCAATTATTTTCTCAGCAATAGCCGCTTTCTCCTTTCTCCTAGATTCCAAGACTTCTATTTGTTTACCCATCAACTCAAAATCTTTATCTGCTTGGGCCGAAAGTATTTTATTTTTATCAATTGCTTCCTTTGAAGTTAGATCAGACATCGCCCTCATATCAGAGTCCAGTTTTGTCTGCATAGTTTGAGGTGAGGAAAGTGGAGTGTATCGTGATCCTAAACGTCTTTGGGCACCCCTAAGTTGGGCAGTGGTGCTTTCTTGTGATCTTTGTAAATCAGATCGAAGTTGTTGGTATTCAGACGATACTGCACTTAAAAGATTTTGAGTGGAAGCGTCAGATCGTGATTGCATACTCTCTATAAGTTTAAAGTATGGATCATCTTCAGGAGAAGGTATGCCGAGACCATCAACACGATCTTTATACAAGCTATCGTATTCATTTTCTTGTTCCGGCTCTGGTGGTTGGTATTCTCCACCTGAATTAACGTCCCTATACCCACCCATATTTCGATTATAGACCGCAACAGTATTACCTTTATCATCTAAAATCGGGGCTTTCGATTCATTCCCTACCAGTTTTTGAGCCTTGCTGATTATTGAGGGTATAGTTGTCTCTCGTATGTTGGCATCAGTAAATACTGTCGGGGAATACATCTCACTTGGTGCAACCGAATACCCTTTATTACCCTGGGCGGCAATTTGAGCGTTGATGTTTTTGACTCTCTCTGGGATGTATTGCTCTTGCATTTTAATACTTAATTACTAATTAGAATGAGCTACCATAAACATAAATCTTTGTTCCAGCTATAACATTATTAGCTGTATCTCCAGCGATGGAAACAGAGGTTATCTGTTGGGCGGTAGATGATGCCCAAACACCAGCAATGGAAAAAGGTGTTGGTCTTGTTGTGCTTGCAAACGCACCAGGTACAGTCGAATCTTCATTTATACCCCTCAAAATAACTGGATGAGTTGTAGACACCTTGTTTACAAACTCAAGATCAAGAAAGAAATTGCCACCATACCTACCTATCGGAATATACCTCTGTCCTGTCCCACCAGGATCTTCTGATGGAGTAGAGGTTGCGTGATTCCAAGAATAGTTAATGCCGTCATCTCCATTAAAGAATAATTTTGCTTTAGGGTTTTGATTTATTTTGCCATCAATAAATATTCTAACAATAGTTCTGGCTGGGAATGAGACAGTGGTCGTTGACTGATTTGTCGAAACGGTGCTCGAAGCTAATTGTACCCACAAAGGAGAAAGACCATCATAGTCTTGAACAGCACTGGTTTTAATAGTTGTAGTGGCTAAAGTAGTCGTTCCTGTAAGGTAAGCATTACTCGAAACGCTAAGTTGAGTAGTGGAGGCTTGTTGGTTATATCCAACAAGGTTAATTTGAGTAGAGCTTGCCCTACCACCAGTCATTAAAGAAGGTACATAGAAATTAGGGTCAAAATAAAACTGGGTGGCTGATTTCATTATTCCAATAGTTCGATCTACTGTGCCAGCCGAAGTTGAAGTAGCTCCTGCGGTGTTTGAAAGATAGACAAACCTACCAGCTACTCCACCAGGGTTTTTACTATCAATACCTCGTAAGATCACACCACCTGAAATACCCACTCCATCTGTTCCTGATCCTTGAGCAACACCTAAAATCACACCAAGAGTAGTAGACGCTAAATCAGCATCAGCTTTTCGCCATTCTCCCTCGTATTGATTGAAATAGACAATCTCACCAGAGGAGATTGTCTCTCCTGCTATAGCAGCCACTGCGACACTATCTGTTGAAACTGTCCCACCATTTACCAAGCTTTCAACCCAAGATTTGGTTGCGGGATTGCCTGGTGCTGTTGGTGTTCCGAATACCCAAGAACCGCTAACAGTCTCATCATTCCTCTTAACAGCATATTCATTGAATAACTGTGGAGAATCAGAGAGTATAAAGATAGATTGACCAGGATGGACTAATTGAAGAGTGGTAGAGGCGGTGTAGGGATAAGACCTTGATAAACCCCTTGAAACTCCTGTCAAAGTGGCTGTGCCATCAGAATTTTGGGTTATCCCTGTAAAAGATACGAATTCAGAACGATTAGAAATACCTGGGTTTATTGTTCCGTATGCGATTGCGGTGTTTAGATACGTCATTGTATAAGGCAACAATGAGACTGGTTCTTTAAACGAAGATAGTTTAATTGTAGTAGCACTTGAATTGATCGAACTCTGTAATCTATAAGTAGCACCACCTGTTGGAGAGAACGCACCAAAGTTTTGTTCTACTTGTTCCTCAACTTTTTGTTCTATTTGAATAGGTGCATCATTTTGTTTTGGTAAGTCGTACCCAATAAATCCAAGTCCGGCAATTAGAGGAGTGAGTATTATTGTTGTGATTGATTTTAGAATTTCCATATAAATATATTATAACATTATTTTATCTTCTTATAAAAGTCGGCTCTTGATTATCTTCTACTGCATTTGTTCCAATGTAAAGTATTTCCCACCGTGAGTCTGGTTCAGTCGAGTAAACTTGCAAAGCATACTCAAAACAATTTTCCCACTCTAAATCCACGATAGTTCTAAATTTAGGTTGTAATTCTCGATCATCTGGTTCCTCAATAATGCCATCTCCAAGTGGATTTTGACCAATAGGGTACTCACCTAAACTTGGGGTATTTAAAGAAATAAAAGTTTCCACCTCATTTTGAGGATCGCTGATTATAAAATCTTTAATACCAGTACCACCTTTATAATCGAGAAAAACATACCCATTTAAGTAGTTACCAGGCCCCATATAACCTTCCAAATACATCTTATCCGCATACAAATAACCATATTTTAAGCCATGATTTCTGTATGCCATTCTCATAATAGAAGTGTAAGGGTAAAACTCACCAGATGGGTTATCATCATGCCATTGGCCTGTGTCCCATATCTGATACATCTGCGGATTTGAATTTGAATGTCCGTAAACTATTCCATCAATTACTGCAAACCTAGAAATACTTGAAATTTGAGGTGGTTGCCAAAATCTCTCGGCTACAAAGTTACCTTGATTATCAATAGACTCTCGAACCTCATACATAAAATGAGTTCCGATCACTGGTGCGGTTATATAAACAATGTTATCAATAGTTCTTAAATGCCCCCCTGTAAAATCAACAAATGTCAATTCGTCATGGATCGGTAGTGAGAGCATCGGATTTTTATTGGTCGAGTAGTCCTTCACAATACCCAATGTTCTTAGTTGATTGGCTTGGTCAAGGTAAACAATATCATCTCCTAGTGCATCTACGAATTCAAAAGCTTTACACCCAGATAGTCCAGTACCTGGAAATTTCTCGACTTGGGTGGTAATTGTTTCGGCTGAAAATACATTGATAATGGGTACGTTAGGGGTAACTTTATACCAGCTTGATATACCAGCAGATACAAATAGATTTTCACCTTTTCTTTTTACAGCAGTTGGCGGTTCATCAAGAACAAAACTGGTAGGATCACCAGTTACCAAATCCCCTGCATTAGTAAAGTTTAGAAAACCAAGAGTGGTAACGGTTACATCTGCTGATAAATAAGCTATTCTGGCTGTTAAAGAAAAGACTGCTAATTGGTTATTTACAATCTCTATAAAATCGTTAGTAAAATCAGCACTAGGTTTATTAGAAGCCACAAATACTGACTGAATTGCCACGCTATCAGCTACCAAACTTGAAGTGTCAGTTGTTACACCTGTTAAAGTGACAGTATCTTCACCGCCTAAATAACTATACTCAACTCCACTTATAACCAGTCTTTTTTCATCGGACAGGTTAGTAGCAAAACCAACCTCTGCCCAAGTTTCAGTTCCTTGTTTAGTTAAGGTGTAGACTGTTGCAATAGAAGTAACATTGACCAAAAAACCTGTACCAGTTCCACCAGTAACAGCAAAATCATTAGCTACGGTATAACCCGATCCTCTGGTTGTCAGATCATAACCGGTTATAGCACCACCAGTTACAGATGTCACAGTTAAAGTACCCCCCGAACCAGTAGCTATCGTCAGTACATCCCCCACAACATAGCCAGAACCAGCATTACTACCAAAAGCGGTACCTGTAATACCACCAGCCACCCCTACTGATCCAGCTGAAATTTTAGCAATACCACCTGACCAGTGAAGGATATTAGAATCTCCACGCACCATAACTAACCTGTCTTTTACTTCGTCATCATCCCACCAGGAGTTAAACGAAAATCTAGTTAGTGATCTGGCTGGATTTAAAACAGTAGAAGATTCAAAGAGTTCATACCAGACATACTCCCCATCAGTGACAATATCTGATTCCACCTCCAGTTTATTATTAGCCACTCTTAAAGGTATAGTTCTACCAGTGGAATCTGCCCACTCAAAAGAAGATAATACACCTGCTTCGGTAGTATCACTTGAACCTCGTATTTTTAAACCTGGTCTTGGTGCGATTGTACCCCTATATGTTTTAACAACATTTTGAGAACCCTTGATCATAGCCAAGTACGAAACAGACGTCTTATCAAACGAAGATATATAGCCTAAAAAGGGCTTTTCAGCACCGCCTATTAAGTCAAAATCAAAGTTGTCTGTGCCTCGTTGTCTCATGTTAATCGTACCAATTATCGGTCTTAGTGACTTCCTCTGAAGGATTGTCAGCGTTATAAAGTGCATATTGATCTTTCAATCTTATTTCCAACCTATCTACCATAGCCGAAGCATTACCCCCAGCCGCTTGGAAGGCTACCTCTTTGGCTGATTCAACTTCGAGGATGTTATAGGCTGAATCGGTAAGAGTTATATTATCAGAGTCATCGGTAATGGTTTGAGTTGGATTAGAACCAGTGACCATAAAGATAGCCGCTGTCTGGTAGATGAGTTCATGAGGAGAAGGTAGCGAAATCCAGCAACCGCCTACTCTAAAGTTAGTCAAAGTAGCGGCATGAGTAACCCTTACCTGTAAGTAATCAACATCATCAATATCCACTGTACCTGTCTCTGTCGCACCAGATAGATCAAAAGCAACGATAGTCCATTCGTTAGCTTTCCATGCTCCCAAGAAACCATCAGTATCAGAGACTTCAAAGTAGTTTGAGCTATCTGAACCTAGTCTCACAGCAATAGACGTTAAATTTGAAGCCGAAGGCGTGTAAATAGGTATGAAGATAACCCCAACACCCTCATAAGCAGTCAAATCAGTGTTTGATATTGTTTTAGTGAGTGTACCTACTGAAGCACCTGTTAAAGTAAACCGGAGAGAGGCTGGAGATTCATAATAAACAGTTTCATCGAGTGCCAAACTTGAGCCAGAACCAGCCAAAGTCCAGTCAGTCGTGTCATTCATGCCGTCTAAGATTATCCTTTGAGTAGGTTTAGGACTAGAGACACGCATTATTGGAGTGCCTTTGTTGAATTCAAAAGCGATAGTGTATCCATTGGGTAGTGTTTTCTTTAGTCGATCAAATACAGCTATCGGTTTACGATAAACCACATCAAAATCATGCCTTGAATTGCCTTGTGGCCTAAAGTCAACGAGTGACCCACTAAAGATTGAGGCTGGGGCCGAATAATCATAAACACCACTATAAAGAGTTACGGCTTGTCTACCAGTTGCTTCAGGAACATTCGCTTTTTGTACCAAATTCCTTGCTGCTCTTTCAATTCCTCCGTTTACGTTTGGTATTCTGTCTATGTTTTGACCCTGAAGCAGACCTTTGAGTGCAAATTTAAGGTCTGATACGAGTTTCATTATCTTATCATTTCCGCCTTACCAATAAATTGTGCCCACACTCCGCTATTCGCAGCACCAGCAGGAGCGGTAAATACAGCTCGAACGTATCTCGTTGGTACTGGTACAGGTATCATGTGGCAGTTTAAGTTGTTGTTAGCGATTACGGCATCAGCACAAGCATTTGTTGAAGATGCAAAATTTAGTCTGTGATAAGTAGTACCAACATCATAGATTATTCCTGCAGTTGTAGTAGATAGGCCTGTTTGGTCAAATATATTGCTTGCATACCAGTCTACGCCATCTTGAGAGTATTCAAATCTAATATCAAGGATACTCGAAGTCGATGTGGCAGTATGTTGAAGGGCTAAATATGCTTTTTCAAAAGTGTCTACCCCGACACCATTTTTTGAGGTATCACAAGTTAGAGTAGTTGTTGCAGTACCAGCTCGAACATAGCTTAAAGTGGTTGTGGCAGTAGCTGAAGCACAAGATGATGGAGTAGAAATTCTTGATGGATTAGCTTTTGCGTTATCAACGACTAGATAAGAAGTTACAAAAAGTAGACCGATGACTATTAAAATATATTTCTTCATTTTTATAATTTAACTTTTAATTGAGCTAATGCTCTTATCTCACTCCCCATAAAGAGAGTGAGTAAAAGAACTATTGATCTGTAACAATATAATTCAATGTTCCAGATGCCGAACCTGTCGTTGGCCAGGTATACGTTCCACCAGTCAGATTTGAAATCGAAGTTTCAATATAACCAGCTGTATTAGAAGCCGTAATACCAATAACTACCAAACCATTAGAGGTTAGAGTAGCGGTCGTAGTCGACAGAGTACCGAGAATTACATCCCCACTTGTGATTCCTGATATAGCAGTTAGTCCTGTTGTATCAGTTCCAGCTTGACAAGTAACTCTTGCCGTAGAAGAAGCAGCTATTGTAGTTGCATCTGGTAATAGGTTACATGTTCCTGTAATGATTTTATCAATACTTGTCCCTGATGTTCCTATTGCAAGATTACCTGTTCCGTCAATGACAGTTGTGCCATCAACTCTATATCCGTCTGTTGTGTCCAATATATCGTAATTGGTAACACCAGCGAAGATTGCTTTACCGACTGGGGTAAATAATTCAATGATTGCGATAATTCCTACCACAATCAGTGCCACCCACAATTTTGTATTACTTTGCATGATGATTGTGATTAGTGATAGTAATTAAGCCCCAGTTGATCCTACCAAGCCTTCGTAAGAGATTGAATCAACCTCCTCTCTAGCTCGCATCTTGTAGACATAATTGTCGTTAGCATCGGTTTCCCAAGGCACAAGATTGGTAAAGAATGCCTCTCTTTCAAATCGCATAACACCGTGACCAGCTGCTCCAATGTAGTAAGCAGTAGTTGAAGTGTCATCTACGAATGATGAGTAAAGGACTTTCATACCAGGAAACATTTCAGAGTAATAGTTCAAGTCATTGTTTCCTGTTCCTGCTCGTAGTACAGACTTGCAAGTTTCCATAGCAAGTTTGTGCTGAGCGTTAGAAGTCAAAAGAAAATCTGGCTCATAACCCATCTTAACTCCACCCTGGTTTAGTTGATTTCTCAAAGAAACTACAGAAGTGTTAACAGTGGTATCAGTCATAGCACCGCTTTCAGCGTTGTCTACGGTGTCACCGTTAGAGTTAATGTGAGAGCTGCTAAATAGAACTACACCATCAATAGTTTGCTGAGTTGTAAAACCCAAAGCATAAACACTAATTGCGTTTCGATCTCGTGAAGCCATCCAAGCAGCATTTTCCTGTCGCACTGATTTAGCGACTGCTCCTTGCTGTTGATCCGCCATGAAAGTTCTAGGAATGTTTAGGTTCTTAGAAAATTCAGCGATCAAAGTTGTCTTAGGAGTAGGTGCCGCCTTGTTAGACGATTTCTTCTCTGACTGATCGGAAGTGTTTTTCTTAAAGTATCCACCTCCACCCAATACTGTAGAAACTACAGCTGCGTTAGAAGCTGAGTCCTGTGTGAAGACTACTGGATCAGTAGCTTCGGCTTTACCTGTTCTAGCATACTGCAAACGTGAACCGTCAATCAGCTTATCAAGAGCTGTCTTTACGAGTTCTAGGTTTGGAGAGCTTTGTCCATTTAATCCGTCCATATAAGATAAATATTAAGCTACTAATTAGTTGTTCTCAAAGAAATTGAGAGATGTGTGTGTTACCACAAACCAGACTCGATCCTCCTCTGGTTGTCCGCCTACGATTACAACTGCGTTACCGATTGCATCGGATGCCGCTGTGTCAATTGTCCAAGTGGTTGAAGTCAAATCAAAAATAACACGATTGCCCATGAAGGCATCGAGGTCTGCTTGTGAGTTGGCTGCACCTGCTGTTTTTGGCTTACCTGAATAGATAATGCCAGGGAAAGGGATGTAAGTTAACACCCTTCCTGCGGCTGCTACAGTGTCAGTTGACTCAGACTTAGCGATACCAGAAAATCTTTCGGTAGTAGTACCCTCGGCATCTGCCATGATAGCAACTGCACCAGAAGACTCTTTGGTTGGTTCGCCTCGACTAATTGAGTTAGCTGCACCAGAAGCAACTGTTCTATCCCAAGAGATGTGTGAATCTGCTTGTTTAGAAACTAATTGGAATGGTCCCATAATAGTAAAGAATTAAATAAATAATTCCCCACTTGAGTATGAAAATCTTATTTTTGAGCTTTTTGTCTAGCTTTTAGTACGTCCTCTTTCGTTAAATTGAAAGGTGGTCGCATCATAGAGGCTTCTTCAGGAGTGGCTTCAAAATGAGCTTCATGATTACCTGGATTGCCTGAGCCGGTTCCGATAGGAGTGGCTGGAGTTTTCCTAGCAATTTCAGTAGCTATTTGAGCGTTCTTCACTGAATTGACAATCGCTCTGGCAAGTTTTAAATCTTCGGCAGGATTACCTGTTGGCTTGATTGAGTTGTTGATGTGGTATTTCGTGAGTTCACGCTCTACCTCATTTGGAATCTCATCAGCCAAATTGATAGCGGTTTTCTGGGCTTTCTCGCTTTCTAGTTGTCTCCACTTGGAAACAGTGAGAGGCTCATCGTCCGTACCTTCAGGTTGCGGTTCTTCTATCCCTTGTTCTTTTTGGAGCTTCTTTATTTGAAATTCCACTTCTCTCTTTTTATGGAGAGCTCGTTCAAGTTCAGATGTACCTTCCTTCTTAGACTTAACTCTGTCTAATTCGACTTTCAAAGGGTCTTGCGGGGTTTCAGGAGTAACTTCAGGAGTCTCCTTCTTCTCCTCCGGCTGTGCTCCGGCTTCTGGCACAGATTTATTTTTGTCTTCCATCGTAATTAAAGTCTACGCTACTTTTTATAAAAACCATCTCATTCAAAGGATGAGCTCCTTTCGCCAGTCAGAATCTTGATTACTTCTTCTTCTTGATCTCCCCACCAAAGGGCAGATTTGGCGAACAACATTTGCTCAGGTAACTCGGCTTGGTGTATTCCGTGCGTTATAGCAGCGAATTTCACCTGTTCTCTTATTACCTTCCGAGCATAGTTATTCATCAAACCTTTTGCTGAATCACGAAGCTTAGAAGCGGTCTCGAAGTCTAAAGGGCGATTGTTAATGAGAAGTGTGCCTTCATCATTAACTTTAATTATATCATACAGTGGTAAAGCATCCAAGTTTTCAAGTATTTCGTTTGTTAAAATAAGCCTATTTTTCAAGGAAAACTTACTTTTTAACAGCCACTTGACAAGTTTTATTCTTAACCACTCAAACATAATTATTTTTTCTTACTTTTACTCACTTTCTTTGGTTTTTCAACCACTTTTTCAACGACAGGAATATCAATTACAACTCCCAAATGCCTCACATACTCCGCTTTTACATCTTCTTCTGTAAAGTTAGGGTTTGCTGTTCTACAAGTAGCGATAGCTTGTTGTAGTTTTGACTTATTTTGTCCCCATTTATAATCCATAAGATTAAAATTAACTAATAATTACGCTCTTTTCTTGACGACCTTTTTCTTACCTTTTGTTGCGATTTTCTGGTGCAAAGGTAGTTTTTTGGCTACTTTTTTCA